GGCGGCGAGAGCGGCCCGGAAGCTGTCCTGCCCCTGGATAAACTTTGGGATGAGATGGACAAGCGCTACAGCGGCGGCATGGTCAACAACTTCTACATCAACGGCGGGGACGCTTCCGATATTGCGGATGAGATCGCACGGACGCTGAGACGCGAGATGAGGATGGCATAATATGGCATCAAAGAACGTAACTAAGAAACCTTCCGGGTTAACCATTGCCCGGAAGGGTAAAAAATTTACATTCAGCTGGAAGATAGCCGACAGCGACTATGGCGCGGGGCAGTGGCTTAATTACCAGGTCCAGGGGCAGAAGGTCCAGAAGAAGAAGATCGGCGTCAAGGCGACCTCGTACTCCATCACGGTGTCCGATTATCCCAAATGGGTTAAATTCTGGGTGCGCGGCAAGCGTAAGGCCTATACGAAGGACAAAGTGAACTACTCGCCGACGGTCAGCGAGTGGGTAAATAAGGAATGGACAGCCAAGATTCCGCCAACGCCTAAGATTGGTTATTCGCGGACCGCCACTAATGCAGGTCGGTTCACGTGGACCGTCAGCACATCGGACAGCGACGCTAAGCCATTCGTGCGCGTGCAGTACCAGACGCTGACCTGCAAGAACACGAACGACGGTGTGCATCATACGTGGAGCAATGCGGTGACCGGAACCAGCTCCAGCGCGGAAAGCGGCGTGACCTACACCGAGACATCAGCGACCGCCGGTTATGTCAGGTGGTTCCGCGTGCGTTCATACGGCCCGGCAGGATACAGCCCGTGGGTGTATCGGTCGCATGCGTACTCCATGCCGAAGAAGCCCATTATCCTGACCGCTACAGGCTCCACGGTCGGCGCTGGCACAAAGATAACATCTAAGCACAAGTGCCCGCGTGACAGCCAGTTCCCGGTCGATACGGTAACGACAGAGTACGCCATCGAGACACCGGCGGACAATAACCTGACCGTTCCGGGCGGCGCCGGGTGGAATGAAGGATTCGTCGGAAAGCCCATCGGTTCGGATGATACGCACGTATTCAACGCGCCGAACGCGGTAACGCTTGATCAGTGCGTGTATGTCAGGACGGCAGTACTCCACGATGAAAACACCGCATACAGCGACGTCCTGATTGCGCAGAAGGGCAGACTGACGCCGCCGGTGCTTACCAGCGTATCCGTGGCTGACCCTGCTTCTTCCAGTGCTACGGCGGTAGCGGCTACGGTCAACGCTGAGAACCAGTCCGACGTCAACGGCTCATTCCTGATCATCATCTACAAGAACAGCGCCGCGCCGAGTACCATCGTGCCGGTCGGCATCATGCCTTCCGGGACAACCACCAAGACCGTGTATATTCCGTATGCGTCCGGCGTGACCTCATCGGTCGGCGTCTATGCGGCAACGGGTACCTATACGAACGTGGTCACGGGCAACGACACGACGCCGTCAAGCGTGGCGGTCACAACGACCATGACCTCGACGCGGGCGTGGCAAAGCACGTCTCTGCCAGTGGCTCCCGCTGATGTCGTGGCGCAGGTCGTGGACGAACATATCCGCGTATCGTGGAAGTGGTCGTGGCGGCAGGCTACCAGCGCAACGCTGGCATGGTCAGACCACGAAGACGCATGGGAGAGCACCGACGAGCCGAACGTCTACGAGGTGACGAACAAGAACGCGACGTCCTGGAATATCTCGGCAGTCGAGACGGGCAAGAAGTACTGGGTGCGCATTAAGCTGAACCGGGAGACGGATGACGGCATCACAGAAGGTCCTTGGTGCGATCCGGTGGAGGTCGACATGTCCGCGCCGCCCGCTATCCCGTCCATCGTGATCAGCAACTCGGTCATTACTTCTGATCAGTCGGTGACCATTTCGTGGGACTACACAAGCACTGACGGAACCGAGCAGGCATCCGCTGAGGTATGCGAGGCGACCATTGAAAATGATGCGATCACTTACGGCGACATCTTAGCGCATGCGACCGATTCGCACTTTGTCAATATCACCCCGGAATGGGAGACTGGCACAGACCACCTGGTATGCGTCCGCGTTACTTCCGAAAGCGGGAAAACGTCGGATTGGTCTGCTCCATCCGGCATTACGGTAGCAGAGGCGCTCGAGGCTGCATTTACCTCGACGGGCTTAACGCTTAATGAAGAAACCGGCGAATATGAGCTCAGAAGCATGGACGCGTGGTCTGTGACCGCCACGGGTGCGAGCACCGGCGGCACAACAACCATCGATATTGTCCGTGCCGAAGAATACCACATCGACCGTCCGGACGACGGACGCTTTGACGGGTACGAAGGCGAACAGATCTTTTCCGCGCAGGTCATCGGTGAAACTGCTGTGACGATTGCGTATGCGGATCTGAACGGCCCGCTGGACGATGGCGCGACCTACGACCTTGTAGCGACCGTATCGGATGAATTAGGGCAGCGGGCGACCGTCTCGCAGCGTTTCCGCGTCGCATGGGATACTCAGCCGGGACTTCCGGAAGCACAGGTCAATATTGATGCGAACGACCACATCGCGCTGATCAGGGTGACTGCAAAGGATGCGGCGACCACGACGGACACATTCGACGTGTACAGACTGTCTGCAGACCGCCCGGAAAAGATCCTTGAGGATGGCACGTTCGGCACGGTCTATGTTGATCCTTATCCTGCCTTCGGTCAGCTTGGCGGTCACAGGATCGTCAGGAAGTCAAAATACGGCGATTACATTACCGCTGACGGGCGGCTTGCATGGCTGGATCTCGACCGGGAAGCGGGGGACTACCTCGATGAACGCGGTGTGATCATCGACTTCGGCGGACAGAAACTGATCCTGCCGAGCAATAACACATTGGACAACTCATGGTCTAAGGACTTCTCCCGCACGGTTTACCTGGGCGGCTCCGTGCATGGATCCTGGAACCCGGGCGTGACGCGTGACCTGACGATCACGTGCGACTCGGTCAAGATCCGGAACTACAACAAGATCTCCGTGATCAGAGACCTCGCCGAATGGGCGGGCATCTGTCACGTACGCACACCTGACGGTTCTTCGTTCAGCGCGGACGTGCAGGTCAGTGAAAACAGGCCCTATAAAGGAATCGCAATTACTTACACATTCGACATCAAAAAGGTTGATCCGGACGGGTTCGAGGCGATGACGCTTGAAGAGTGGAACGCGCTTTCCAGTCCGGAACAGGAGGGGGAGGGGTAAATGGATTGGAGAACGAGCTATTCATCCAGTTTCCTCCTGAAAACAGTTAATCCGGCAACGTGGCGCGATGAAGGCGACCTTCAGCTGACCGGCGGTTCTATCTCAAGGACCGTCGGCGGCGCGTCTGCCGATATTACCATGACCGAGGATCCCGGCGAACAGTGGGTGCGCCTGTACCTCGTGGCAAGGCAGTCAGGAGACGGCGGGCGGGTTCCGCTGTTCACGGGCCTGACCTCAGCGCCGACGGAACAGATCAACGGCACGGCGAAGTCCTACCGCGTCGAGTGCCATAGCGTACTTAAACCGGCGGAAGATATTCTCCTGCCGCGCGGATACTATGCGGCTGAGGGCGCGAACGGTGCGCTTCTGGCTGCGGAGCTGCTGCGGATATGCCCCGCGCCGGTCACGTATGCCGACAACGCGCCGGATCTTACCGAGGCGGTCATCGCCGAAGACGGAGAGAGCAACGCGTCCATGGCGAAGCGGATCGTGGAGGCTATCGGCTGGCAGATCCGAATCGCCGGTGACGGTGCGATCAGGATCTCAGCACCGCCCGCTGCCGAATCAGCAAAGTTTGACGTGTTCGAGGGCGACGCAATTGAACCGGCCTTGACGCACACGTATGACTGGTACAGCTGTCCGAACTGCTTAAGGGTAGTGTCCGGCGGCTCCACGGCAGAAGCCAGGGACGACGACCCGGACAGCGCCCTGTCAACGGTCACGCGCGGGCGGGAGATATGGAAGCAGGAAAAGTCTGTCACGCTTGGCGACCGGGAAACGCTCGCAGCGTATGCGCAGAGGCGGCTGAAAGAGCTTCAGGCGCCGTCCCGGACGGTCAATTATAAGCGCAGGTATGATCCCGACGTGTTCCCGGGCGACCTTGTGCGGCTCCATTACCCGGGTGTGGGCATTCAGGGTCTGTACCGCGTCGGCAACCAGTCCGTGACCATCGGCAAAGCGTGCACGACTCAGGAGGACGCGACATATGAACGGAATTGACAAACTGGCAGAGGCTATCCGGACGGATAAAAGCACTCAGCCGTATGATACCCGCGCAGAAGTCGTGCGTGTGTCTGGTTCGACCGCATACGTGCACATCCCGGGCGGTGTTGCTGAGACGCCGGTCACGATGACCATTGCCTGCAAAAAAGGCGATACGGTGCAGGTGCGGGTATCCGGCGGCAGAGCATGGATAGTAGGAAACGAAACCGCACCGCCGACGGACGATACCAAAGTAAAGGAAGTTGAGACGCAGACGGAACAGATCAAAAAGCGCGTCACCGGCCTTCAGGGTCAGTACACCGAAATCCAGCGCACCGCGGACAACATCTCGACCATCGTGAGCGACGGCGACCAGCTGGTCTCAATCATCAACCAGTCAGCGGGGGAAGTTCTGATCCAGGCGGAGAAGATAAACCTCGACGGCTACACCAAGATATCCGAAGGTGAAATCGGCGGGTTCAAGACCATCAAGGGCGATAGGAATTGCGCGGATAAGACCACTCAAAACGGCGGTCACGCCTACCCGACATCGTTCTATAAGCAGATGGACGACGGAACGTATGAATACGAAGTCGGTATGAAGGGTGACAACAACCCGGGCTACTTGAACTTCTACGTTAAGCGCATGACGAAGGGCGGCGCGTGGTCTTCGGCTTCCAACATGTTCTATGTGAACAACTCCGGCAAGCTGTACACGAAGAACGCCGAAATTGATGATGTCCTGAAAATCACCAAAGGGTCAATGACTGCGCAGCTCGATGGTGCAGAGCTGAAGTTCACGGATTCGCGGGCGGCGTTCTCGAGTTTCCTGCACAAGATAAGCGGTATCGCGATTTCCAGTTGGGACGGCAACAAATACGCCCAGATGTCCGGCGGCGTGATTTCCTGTGCCAGCTCGAACAGGAATGCCTATTCCAACGTGTACGACAACAGCGTGGAAGTCGGATATACAGATGGCACATATAACCGCTTCGGACGCTTCACGGCTTCATCGGCGGGCAACATCGGCATGTATGATGCGGGCAATGCGAACTACATCATCTATTCCGCATCGGACTTCAAGGTTCACGTCCCGCATCAGTTCTTGTGTTGCGGCGCGGACGAAAGCTCCACGACCCAGCGCGTGCCCGTCGGCAGTTCCAATGTAGCCGACCAAGGCGTGCAGTGGCTCGGCGGTACGGGTGCGAACACGCTGTCTATCAACGCTGAATGGAATAATGGATCCTTCAAGACCAAGACCATCGCGGTCAGCTCCTCGGACATCCGCCTGAAGGATAATGTGACGGACACGGACGTCAACGCGCTGGACTTCATCAACCAAATCCGTATGCGGTCATTCGACTGGAAGCATGGAGCGCACCAGAACATCGGCGTGATCGCGGACGAGCTTGAGAAACTCGACCCCATGCTGGTGGTCGGCGGCGGGACTGACAAGGAAGGCAATCCGATATATAAGAGCATCAACAACCTGGTTCTTATCAGCTACCTGACGAAGGCCGTTCAGGAACTGAGCACTAAGGTTGAGGAACTCGAAGAACGTTTAAGCACTATGGAGGAAAATTGCCATGGTCACAGTTAACATCACAGTCACGGATGAGGCGGTTCAGCCCGAAATCTACCTCGGTCGGCAGGGCGAAAAACAGGCGCGGGAAATCGTGTTTGATCTGTCAGCTCTGCGGGAGAAGTACGGGGCGGGCACGGCGACCCTCTACCATCAGCGGGCGAAAGACCCTGCACCGTATCTGATAGCCGAAACCACCGGCACGACCATGACGTGGACGGTGTCCGAAACGGATACGGTCTATGCCGGTATTGGCTATTGTGAGTTCAGGTACACGTTCGGCACGGAAGGACTCAGCAAGAGCACGATGTTTGCCACGAACGTGAAGGCGAGTCTGTCCGGCGACGTCATCATTCCCGCAGCTCTTCAGGCGTGGTACGATGCGTTGATTGATTACATCGACACCCACAGCGGCGGCTCGGTCGACCCGGAAGACATCGCGGCGGCTGTCGAGGACTATTTTGATGAGCACCCCATCACCGAGACCGACCCGACCGTGCCCAGCTG